CGTGGGGTTTCTGGGTGCGGCCGCCCCGGCGGTGAAAGGCCTGCGCAAGCCTGAGTTTGCCGACGCCGAAGAGGGCGTGCTGACCTTTACCGAATGGGATGACGTGGACAACGCCAGCCTGTGGCGCAGCCTGCGCGAGTGGCTCATTGGCAAGTTTGGCCAAGACGAGGCCGATCGCGTGGTGCCGGGCTACAAGGTGCAAAGCCTGGAGCAGGCCGCTGATGCCAAGGTGGCGCAAGGCCAACAAGAGAGCCAAAACCAAACCATGGGGGACGTCCCCCAGTTTTCTGAACCCCAACCCCAGGAGAAGCCTGTGACCCCTGAAGAGAAAGCCGCCCTGGAGGCGGAAAACACCCGCCTGCGCGCGGAGCTGGCCGCCGTGCAAACGGCTGCCGTGCACGCCGCCAATGTGGCCTTTTGCGACAAGCTGGCCGGCGTGCCGGTGGATGCGCGCAGCCTGTTTGCGCAGGCGCTGACGCACTTTGACACCTTGCCCCAGCCCATTGAGTTTGCCGAGGGTGATACCCGCGTGCCGCTGGCCGACAAGCTCAAAGCCGCGCTGGCGGCCCTGCCTGCCCTGGTGCCCAGCGGCGAGCATGCCACCGCCGCGCGTGCCGCTGGCGCCAGCGCGCAGGCCGACGAGTTGGCCTTTGCCGAGGGCGCCGACCCCGCGCGCCTGGCGCAGCACCAGGCCATCAAGGCCTACATGGTGCAGCACAAAACCGATTACCCCACCGCCGCCGCCGCGCTGATGCGCTGAGCCCCCCAGCGTTAACCCTTTATCAACTTGACTGGAGCGACAAGCACCATGAGCCGTTTAAGCAAACTACGCATAGTAGACCCGGTACTGACCAGCCTGGCCACGGGCTACACCAACGAGCAATTTGTGGGCGACCAGCTGATGCCCTTTGTGCTGGTGGACAAAGAGGGCGGAAAGATTCCGCTGTTTGGCAAAGAGCACTTCAAGGTCTACAGCACCGAGCGCGCGCTGCGCGCCAAAAGCAACCGCATCAACCCCGAGGACATTGGCGAGGTGGATGTGGCGCTGGATGAACATGACCTGGAGTACCCCATTGACTACCGTGAAGACGCCGAAAGCGCCTTCCCGCTGCAAGCGCGCGCCACCAATACGGTGGTGGAGGGCATCCGCCTGCGCCACGAAAAAATGGTGGCCGACCTGGTGCAAAACCCGGCCAGCTACGCCACGGGCAACAAGCTGGCCTTGAGCGGCACCAGCTGCTTTGACAACGCCGCCAGCGACCCCGAGGGCGTGGTGCAAGACGCCCGCGCTGCGGTGCGCGCCAAAGTGGTGAAAGAGCCCAATACGCTGGTCATTGGCTACAGCGCCTGGCGCGTGCTGAAACGCCACCCGCAGCTCAAGGCCATTTTGAGCACCCAGCGCAGCCGCCTGGTGCAACTGGCCGACTTGCAAGAGATTTTTGAGATTCCCAACATTGTGGTGGGCCGCGCGGTGATGGCCAACGACGCGGGCGTCACCAGCGACATTTGGGGCGACAACCTGGTGCTGGCCTATGTGCCTGGTGCCGGCGGCGGCCAGCGCAGCCCGTATGAGCCCAGCTTTGGCTACACCCTGCGCAAGCGCGGCAACCCGGTGGTGGACACACGCACCGAAGACGGCAAGCTGGAGCTGATTCGCAACACCGACATCTTCCGCCCCTTCTTGCTGGGGGCAGACGCGGGCTACCTGGTGAGCAACACCAATGCCACCTAAAGCCACCCCCAAGGCCGTGGCCACGCCCGCAGATGCACCCCCGGTGCAGGGCTGGCAGGTGGGGCCGGTGCCGCTGCTGCATGACGGCGTGCTGTGCGCCCCCGGTGCGGTGGTGCTGCTGACCGCCCCCGCAGCTGCGCGCCTGGGCCTTGCCCCGGCCAGCGCCTTGACCCCTGACCCCCAACCCTGATTGATTTGGAGCTTGTATGCAAACAGAAAAAGTGCTTTTGACGGTGACGGTGGCTGCAACTGCGGCGCTGGCACGCTTTCGGCTGGTGAACTTTGCCGGCGGGGTGCCTGCCGCTGGCGAGCGCGCCCTGGGCGCAGCGGTGACCAACTTTGACGCGGGCGAGCAAGCCGGCGTGGCCGTGCGCGGCGAGCTGCTGCTGGAGGCCGGTGCCGCGGTGGCGCTGGGCACCCCGGTGCAAAGCGACGCCCTGGGCCGCGTGGTGCCGCTGACCAGCGGTGTGCAGGCGGGGGTGGCGCGCGACGCGGCAGCGGCTGCGGGCGACATCATCCGCGTGCTGCTTTAACCCTGCCTGACATGTACGCCACCCTAAAGGACCTGGTGAATGCCGCCACCGGTGGCTGGGGCGAGCTGGCCCAGCGCGCCAGCGCCAGTGCCCTGGTGGATGGCGACCTGCTGCAAGCCACCGCCGCCGGCACCGACCGCAGCGCCTGGAGCGTGCAGGCGCAACTGGCCGCCGATAGCGCGCTGGTGCGCTGCCAGGATGCGCTGACCATGGCCAGCAAGCATGCCGACAGCTACCTGTTTCCGCGCTGGCGCACGGCCATGCCGCTGGCCCCCGAGCTGGTGGCCGGCTCAGACCTGGGGTCGGCTGTGGCGGCCATTGCGCTGCGCCGACTGTATGGCGCGGCCGTGCCAGAGGATGTGCGCCGTGGCACGGCCTGGGCAGACACCTATTTAAGCGACCTGGCCCATGGCCGGGTGAGCCTGGGCGCGGCAGATGCGCAAGTGGCGCAGAGCGCCGGGCACATGAGCAGCCGCACCAGCCCCAAGGCGTTTGACTGGGAGGCCTACCCGTGAGCGCGGGCACACCCAACCTGCTGGCCCTGCAAGAGCACCTGGTGCAGCGCCTGACCGATGCACTGGCGGGGGTGCAGCCCACGGTGCATGTGCTGGCCGGGGCTGACCTGGCCGATGTGGCCGAAGAAAAACAACTGGTGCCTGCGGTGCAGGTGCTGTACCAAGGCGCGCGCGTGGCCGAGCTGCGCAGCGATGGCCGCCAAGCCCGCCTGGAGCAAACCTGGCTGGCGGTGGTGGCGGTGCGCAATGTGCGCAACCTGCGCGCCGGGGATGCCGCGCGCACCCAGGCCGGCGAGCTGGCCGCGCGGGTGGCCGGCGCGCTGATGGGCTGGCGTGCCCCGAGCGAGGCTGCTGCCAGTGTGCTGCGCCTGGCCACGGCGCCGGCGGCGCTGTACCGGGCGGGCTTTTTGTATGTGCCGCTGGCCTTTGATGTGGATGTGCGCGTCTGCGCGGACTGACGCCAAAACCTTCTACCTTTTACCTTTTACCCACTGGAGAAACCACCATGACCGACACCGTTTACTACCCCTACCTGGGCAGCGGAAAGATTTACGCCCGCACTGCCGGCGCTGCCGCCCCCCTGCTTGACCTGGGCAACGCCAGCAAGCTGGAGATTGTGGCCAAAGACAAAAAAGTGACCATGCAGGACTTCAGCAAGCACGGTGGCGGCACCTATGCCAGCGTGAGCCGCATCGACAGTGTGACGCTGAACATGACGCTGAACGACCTGAACAAAAAGAACGTGGCCATGGCGCTGTTTGGCACCGACAGCGCGGTGGATGCGGGCAATGTGGTGGACGATGTTGTCACCGCCTACAAGGGCGGCCTGACCCCGCTGGCCCACCCGGGGCCCACCAGCGTGGTGGTGAAAGACGCCACGGCGGGCACCACCTATACGGCCAACACCGACTACGAGGTGCGCGCCGGTGGCATTTACATCATCCCCGGCGGGGCCATTACGGATGGCGCCAGACTGAAGGTGGACTATGCCTATGGCGCCTATGGCCGGGTGGAGGCCATGACCAGCACCGCCGTGATCATGGAGCTGCACTTTGAGGGCCTGAACGAGGCCAACAGCGGCAGCCCGGTGATTGTGGATATTTACCGCGCGCAGCTGAGCCCGGCCAAGGCGCTGAGCCTGCTGGGCGACAAGTTTGCCGACCTGCAAATTGACGCCGAGGCGCTGGTGGACAACAGCAAGACGGGGGTGGGCATCAGCAAATACTTCCGGGTGAAGCTGGCCTAAAAAAAGTGCAGCACCGTGCGGGCCACCAGGTACAGCGCAGCAGCAAAGGCGCTGGTGCCCACGGTGGGCCAGTTTTTGTAGGCGGAAAAGGCGCCTATGCCCAGCAGGGTGAGTATTTCCATGGGGGTGCTCATGGCACACCACTATAGGTAGACGGCAGCAAAATGGCAACTGATCTGAAAGTCGGCTTAGAGGTGGCGGCCAGCACCAGTGGCACCGCTGAGGTGGATGCGCTGGCCAAAGAGCTGCGCGACCTTAGCGGGGCCATTGACCCGGCCAGCGCCGCGCGTGCCGCAGATCTGCGACAAAAACTGGTGGATTTGGGCGGCGTGG